CAAGACGCAGACGGCCGTGCTCGGTTTTCGGCGTGGCGATAAGCGCGGCCAGAACGGCAAAAAGTCTGGCTATCACGCCTGGTGGATCGAGAACGGCGTGAAGACCCGGACGCCGAAGAACGCCCGAGCACTCAAGGTGCCGATGGCCATGGCTAAGACATACAAGTACCTCATGGGCAAGGTGGCCCTGATCGGTGGCGACGACGGCGGCAGCGTGTTCTTCCGCCAGGTGCGTGGCTTCGCCGGTACCGGCAAGTTCGCAGCGTGGGCGGACCAGACGCTGCCACGCATCCGGGACGCCCTGCAGACCGAGCTGGTCAGCGCCTTGGACAAGGCCACAGCCGAGGCCGTACGCCGGGCCGCCAAGAGAATGAACTAATGGCAACCGTCACGCACATCGACGAGTCCTTGCTGCAGGTGCTGACGGCCGACGCCGAGGTCGCCCTGCAGGCCGGCAGCCGCATCTACCAGGTGCAGGCCCCGCAGGGCACCGCCTTCCCGTGCATCGTGTTCAACCGAGACTCGCAGCTCAAGACGCCGTTTACGCACATGCTCGGGGCCGGCAGTTTGATCCGAGCCACGTACACGTTTTCCTGCATCTCCGACAACCTGCTCGAGGTGCGAAACCTCACTCGGGCCGTAAAGGCAGCCCTACAATACAAGAGCACGTCTGCCATCCGGCTGGCATCCTGCGTGAGCGAGGACGACCAGACCGAGCCGGCAGCGAGCGGGGAGCAGCTCCCCATCTACCGCACGGATCTGTCAGTAGAAGTCACCTACAGTGAACCCTGAGCAGGGAGGCTCAGACCATGGCGAAAGACATTGGACAGGGCACCTACGTCACGTTCGGAAACATCGTAGGAAATGCCGCGACGCATTACGCTGTGAACAGCGTCTCGCTCGGCGGCGTGTCGCGTGACGTGGTCGACGCATCGCACCTGCTCACCAGCGGTGGCAAGGAGTTCATCGGCAGCGAGTACTACGATCCGGGCGAGCTGACGCTGGAGATCCATCACGACCCGTCGCTGAACCCGATCAACCTGCTGACGAACGTCAGCACCGCCCAGGCCTGCACGATCTTCTTCGCCAACGGCGGCACGTCCACGACGAAGTGGTCGGCCTACGGATTCGCGTCGGCCTTCGAGGCGTCGGCCCCGAAGGACGACATGATGACAGGCACTTTGACCATCAAGCTGTCTGGCAACCTGAACGTCGGCTAGTCAGCAGGAGGCGCGGACTGTGGCTCTTACACGTGAGCAGATCAAGGCTAAGCGTGGCGTGCGGCCACGTGTGCCCGTAGAGGTGACTGAGTTGGGCACCGTCTACGTCGCCAAGATGACCGCGAAAGACCGCGATGCTTTTGAGCAGATGGTCACAGGCGGCAAGGTAGGCGGCGTCAACCTGACCAACATCCGGGCACGGTTCGTGGCCCTGGTGTGCGTCAACGAAGACGGCACCAAGATGTTCGAGGAAGGCGACGCCGATTGGCTCGGCGAGCTTGACACGGACATCGTGCAGGCCATCGTCGACGAAGGCTTCAAGCTCAACGGCATCGGTGGCAACGCTCTGGAGGACGCCACAAAAAACTAGAGCGCCGTCCGATCATCCTCTTCCTGTACCGCCTAGCCCTGCAGCTCGGCATCTGGAATGTCGAAGATCCGGGCGGCCTGGCTGAGACGATGAGCGTCGACCAGTTGTACGGCTGGATGGCTGCCTTCACGTTGATGCCGTGGGGTGACGAGTGGCTCAGGGACGCGGTACTCATGGCACAGCAGTACAACGCGAACCGTCCCAAGGGAAAGCCGCCCCTGAAGCCGTGGGACTTCATGCCCGTCGAGCAGCGTCCGCAAACGCAGAACGAGATGTGGCGAATCCTCCAGCAGGTGAGGACATAAGCCATGGCCGCGAAGAACTTCGGCCGCGTCAACGTCTCGATCACTGCCAGCACGGGCGGGCTGACGGCAGGACTGGGTCGAGCCGGCAAGCAGATGAAGTCGTTCGCCGGCTCGGTGACGTCGACGCTTAATCCGCTACGCATGCTGTCAAGTGTTGCCCAGAGCACATTCGGGCAGCTGGCTCTGTTCTCAATGGCCCGCAGTGCGGTCAACACGCTGACTGGCATGGCGTCGGCAGCCGCTGAGAATGTAGACGTTCAGAGCAAACTCAGCCGCCGGCTCGGGATGACGTATGCCGAGCTGTCTGGCCTCAAGCTTGCCGGCGACCTGGCCGGCGTTGGCATCGAGACAATCGGTGCTGCGATGACGAAAGCCGACGTGGCTATGCAGAAGGCCGCTGGCGGCTCGAAGTCGGCAAATGCTGCTTTTGCCACGCTTGGCCTAAGCGTCGACCAGCTGCAGGGAATGAGCGCGGCTGATCGGTTTTCCGCCATCGCTGAGTCAATCTCGGCCCTGCCAACATCCGCCGAGCGGGCCGCGGCTGCCGTGGCATTGTTTGGCCAGTCTGGTGCGCAGTTGCTGCCGCTGTTCGAGGGCGGTGCCGGCAGTATCGCAAGAGCACGCCAAGAGGCTCAGCGCTTCGGATTAGCGCTGACTAATGCCCAGGGGCAAAACGTCGAGGAGATGAACGACTCGTTCACTCGGGTCTATGCCGCCATCCAGGGCATCGTGCAGCAGGTTGTGGCGTATCTGGCCCCAGCCATTACCGCAGTTGCCAAGCAGTTTACCGATTTTGTTGGCAGCGTTGGCGGAGCCAACATTGGCCAGGCGATCGGTGAAGCATTGCTGCAAGGTGCTAGGTTCCTGGCTCAGATAGGCGACTACCTCATTCAGAACTTTGGTAGCGTGTTTCAGTACCTGACGCAGATCGGCGCACAGTGGGGCTCCGTCTTTGAACTGGGTAACCGCGTCGCGTCGTTTTTTGGTGCGGTCGGAGATACGCTGCAAGCGGCTTTCGGAGTTCTCATTCTTGGCATCACTGGTCCAGTTGAAAGCCTGATCACGGCTGCCAAGACAATCGGCGACGCACTGTACCTTGACACGTCCGGCCTTGACTCTGCGCTCGCGGGCATGGAGGCGTTCAATAACCAGATCACCGACGACATCGTCGCGAACGGCGTGTCTGCGTACGAAGGCTTTCGAGATGCTTTCGGTTCAGACTCAACGCCAGTGGGAGAAGCAATCGCAGGTTCTCTGACCACTGCCTTAGATGACGCCATCGCTCAGTCTCGTGCCGCCGCGGCGGCTGTCGACCAGAAGACGCAGGGCACCGCGGCCAAGGTTGGCAAGATACAAGTCGAGGCGACCGTCAACACCGAGGCTCTCAAGGCCATCGTCGTCGGCACATCTGAGGGCGAAGCCTTCCGAAACTCTCTGTTGCGTGGCGCTGACCCACGAAACGCCGGCAACGAGGATGACGCACGCACGGCCGACGCCACCGAGGAGACGGCCGCCGGCGTCGACGAGCTTGTCTCGATCATGCGTGACCAGTTCGCACTAGCGGAAATCACAGCATAGCAATGGCCATAACAGACGCACGCATACTGCGGTCAGTCAAGATCACCGAAACCAAAGGTGAAAAGGGGAGTATTCAATACTCGGCCACTGAGGACTATCTGGTCATCTGCGACCAGAAAAATCCAAACTTCAGCGACATCATGGAGGACGTCACTACTTGGCCCAACCTGGGCGGTGGCAAGCTGCCTCAGATTGACGATAAGATCACGCTCAGCGGCAAGACTCTGTACGTCACCAGCCGTGATTTGTCCTACTACAAGGATAATGAGCGAGCCGTTGTCATGTCCGTGCGATATGACGCTAAGGACGACGAGGCAGGCGGAGGTGGCGACCCAAGCTCGGGCGACCAAGACGCATGGCAACGGATACAGGTGCAGAGCGCTGACGTAAGCAAGCCGGCACGGGGATGGCGAAGTTTAGACGGCTCGAAAGATGCCGCGGCCGCGTCTGCTAAGCCAGCGATCAACAGCGCAGGAGACCCCGTTGACGGCCTTGAAGAAGAGTCGTCAATGCTGCGGTTCACCTACACAAACACCATCGCCGCCAATCCAAACTTTGATGCGCTATCGCTGTATTGCAACAAGTGCAACTTTTCCGGCATGACCATTCTCGGCGTGCCGTGCTCGTACTACACATTGCGGTGCACCGGGTTTAATGCCCAGTATGACCAAAAGAATAACACTTGGTCAGTGACGGTCGAGATTCTCTACAACCCAGATGGCTGGGAAATCAGGTTTTATGATGCAGGGTTTAATGAGATCGTAGGCGGTGAGCGTCAGGCGATCCTCGACAAGCGCGGAAATCCCATCAGCTCGCCATGTGCCCTTAATGGGAATGGTCGTGCTGCCGACCCAGAGGTCATTACTGACAGCGAAGCCGGCGGCCCAGCCATGCGCGTCTTCTACCCTTACGTTTCCACCGACTTGCAAAACATGTTCCAACAAGCACGCATCTGAGGTTTAGCCATGGCAAAAGAGATCACCGTCTCCTGCTCGCTGAGTGTGAACAACGGCAACTACTCGGAGTCGTTCTCATCGGGCAGCCCGCAGTTCGACCAGACCACGCAGCTTGCCGTTGGTGGCGTGCTCGATATCGGCACCGCTACAGAGACCATCTCGCTCGGCGAAGTCACCACGGCCGGCTACGCCGTGTTTCGCAACCTGTCGACTGCCACAGCCGGCACGGCGTACATCGCCCTGGGTGCGTACGTGGGCACGAACCTGCACGAGTTTGTGTCGCTGCGGCGTGGCATGCCGGCTGTCCTGCCGCTGACCTCTAACGTGACGGTGGCCGCCAAGGCGTACGGGCAAGCAACCAAGCTGCGCTACATCATCCTGGCGGAGTGAGCTGTGGCTGCCTTCGGTTTCAATGCAAACGACGTTCGCCGCATCGGCGAGGTGGTGCGAGCTTCAGAGCACGGCCGCATACAGAAAATCGGACTTGGCTCTGATCAACACGGCGGCGCGACGCCAGGCGTACGCCTTCTGATCGCCAAGCACGATGGCGGCAGCTGGCCGGTTGATTCCACTGCGGTCGTCACTGTCTACAACGGCGACCAGGGTGATCTCTCTTCTGCCGTAACCGCAGTTGCTTACAACCAATACATCCGCTTTGGGACGCAACCTGTCTGCAGTTCACGATGGGTCGCACTTGGCCACAACGGGTTCAACTGGATACCCGTCGACTCGCAGGACGCCTGCGACAATTGCGACAGTGAGATAGGCGGCATCGACTTCTCAGTGTTCACAGGATTCGCCAAGACGAACACGCAGATCCTTGGCCACGATGGCAGCGGATGCATTCGCTGGTACGACATCTTCACTTGCGCCACTGCGTCGACATGAGTGACTACGTCGGTCGTTCCGTTTCCGGCAAGATCCGCGTGCACACGCCAGACCCTTACACGCTCCAGGTGTTTCTGCAGCAGCGTGCCGACACCCGCAATCTGCCGTGCAAGTGCTGCGCGACTTCGTGCCCGACTCAAGTCTCTATCTCGGTGTCATTCTGCGGCATGACAGTCACGGCCAGTGTGCCAATACCGGGTGTTCTTGGTTTTGCACAGGCAAACCTTCCAGACGGCTCCTATCTGATTGTGAGTGCACAGATATCCTGCGGGCCGTGCGGGTGGTTTTTTGACATGGGTGTGTGCGCTTATTGCGATGCGACGCAACAGGCGGCGTCTGATGGTTTCACGGCCGCCATTCCATTCGCAGCCACGCCCAATGCCAGCGGCACGTACTGCCCGCAAACAGGAGCAGTGACGCTCACGTGCTTCGGAGACCAGTTCGGCATCCCCTGCGTGACCACCCCGAGCGTGAGCATCGCATGAACATCCTGACAGCTACCGCAGGCCGCCCCGAGATCGCCCGCGTCTGGTGTGCGGCCGTCTCGGCCACGCTCACGACGCCACACGTGGCCACCGTTCTCTACACCGGAGCGGACCCGCAATGCTCCTGCGACGTGCTCGAGGTGCCCGCCATCAGCCCGGTGATAGGCATGACCCTCAACCGGTACTGCGACGGCCCGGTACGAATGTTCCTTGAGGAAGACATGTTTCCGGTGCGGCCGTGGAGCGTGGACGATTATCCCGGCCGCCTGGTCGCGGCACAGGGCAACCACCACGGCCAGCCGTGGCCGGCGTTGACCATCATGCGTGACGCTGGCGAGCCCTCCACAGCGATCGTGCCGCAGCGGTTCGTGCGTGACTGTGGCTGCCCGGATTGGCTGCCAGTCGAGCTGTGCGAGCCGGCGCTGCGGGCCAACGCCAAGGTGCTGGGACAGCACTTTCTGCATCTCGACAAGATGTACAGGCCCGAGGTGCCAGAGGCTGTCGCCAAGAACGAGCTGCTGGAGCTGCTACGTTCGCGGTTCGCGAACCACGAACCGGCCCGCCGCGGCTTGGGCGACATGGTGGCCGCGGGCCTCTCTGCCATCGGCATCACGCCCGAGCGTGTGAGCAGGGCTCTTGGCGTAAAGGACTGCGGATGCAAGGGCAGGGCTGAGGCCCTCACCGCACTAGGCCGACGCATCGGCATTGGTTGACACCCTCGCCATAGTGCGGGCGAAAGGACTTCCGATGCCCGAGGACCACGACGTCACCATCGACGGCAAGCGGTGGTTGCTGCGGTTCACCCGGCTTAAGGGTGACGCCTGCGGGTGGACGTTTTTTGACAACGCCAAGCGTCCCCGGATTCTGATCGACGAAACCCTGACCGGTGGCCAGCGGCTCGAGACGATCCTGCACGAGATCGCCCATGCGGTGCTCGGGCCAAGCATCAGCGAGGAGAGCATCACGGAGCTGGCGCGTGTGCAGCGGCGTGTCCTCACGATGCTGAATGTGAAGGAGGTGCCTCGTGGCAAAGCGTAAGAAGCTGTCCGCCGCGATTCTGTCCCGTGCCACAAACACCAGGCACGGATCAATCCCTTGGTATCGACGTCTGCCGGCTGCCGTGGTCGCTGAGCTCGAGCAGCTGCGGGTCGACTGGGAGAACGGCAAGACCGGACTTCAGAAGCGAGCAATGGCACGAGCGATACGGGACGAGATGCAGTCGCGTGGCCTACCAGTGTGTGGCATCCAAGGAGTCGAAGGATGGCTAGACAGAGAAGGCAGGCCCTAGCAGAAGCTGTCCTGGCTCGCGCCGCTAACGACGTCGCGTCTCAGCAGCAGCTGCAGGCCGACGCCGAGCTGGCCCGGCTACGGGCCGAGCTGGCCGGTCTGCGCGGCAAGTACAAGGTGGCCCTCGAGCAGATCGACAGCGAGCGTGAGCGGGCCGACCGGTTCACGGCGCTGCAGGGCGTAACGCCCGTGGCCCTACCCAAAAACGGTAGGCCCAAGAAGCGGGCCAAGCACGACGCCACAGCCATCCTGATGCTGTCGGACATCCACTGCGAAGAACGGGTGCTGCCCGAGACGGTCAACGGCGAGAACGACTACTCGCTTGACGTATGTCAACTGCGGCTTGCCGAGCTGGAAGAACGGTTCCTCGACTGCCTTGAGCACGAGCGGAACCAGGCGGACGTCAGGCGGGTGGTCATCTGGCTGGGCGGCGACTTCATCACTGGGCACATCCACCCTGACTGCGTCGAGGTGGCCCAGCTTTCGCCGATGAACGCCACGCGGTGGATCGCCGAGCGGCTGCGGGCACTGATCAACAGCGTCGCCCAGCACGCCGACGAGGTCATCGTCTGCACCAACGCCGGCAACCACGGGCGGTCCACGGAGAAAAACCGGATCGCCACTGAGCTCGAGCACTCGTGGGAGCAGCTGATGTACTTCACGCTGGCCCGCGAAGAGACCAACAAAAACGTGCGGTGGCAGATCGCAGAAGGGCACCTCGGGTACGTCGACCTCGACGGGTTCCTGCTACGCACGACGCACGGCCACAGCATCCGGTACGCAGGCGGCGTCTACGGCCTAGCCCTGCCGGCGAGCAAGGCGATCGCCCGATGGGACGCAGGCCGGAAGGCTCACCTGACGATCTTCGGGCATTACCACTGCTGGGGCTGGTTGCGGGGGGCGCGGTACGTCGCCAACGGCAGCGTCATTGGACATTCGCCCTACGCTGAGCGAGTCGCCTCACCGGAGCGGCCATGCCAAGGCATGGTGATCGTGGACCGCGGGCGACAAGAGGTGACGCGGGCGTACCCGCTGTTCTGCGACCGAGACTTGCGAAAGGCGAAGACATGAGCACCACGCTCGAGGAATCCAACCAAGCACTGCGGGCCGCCGTGAAGAACCGGCTGGACAACACCGACCCGGCCGACGAGAAGCTGATCGGCTACAAGCCGCCGCCGCTGGCAGGCTGCGAGCCGGCGCAGCAGTGTGCTGCCGCGGTGCTTTCGCAGGCGTGGCGTGGAGACTCGGTGCTGCGTGACGGAACGCACCCAACTAGCCAGGCGTTCTACGACCTGTGCGACCGGCTGAAGGCCATGCACGCTGGCAAGTCGCAGGACTACGGCTGCCCGAGCGGCGAGGATCCGCTGCTGAACATCAGAAACGGTGCCGCGTTCGTGGGCATCGCGCCGTCCAAGGGTGCCATGGTGCGTCTCAGCGACAAGGTCACGCGGCTCGCCACGTTCA